GATTCAAGAATCGAAGCGCGATAATTGGGTAGAGTTCGGCGAAGATAATAACTACTTTGGTTATTTGATAGAAAGGTACACCAAGTCGACCACGAATAGCGCCATTATAAACAACGTAGCGCGACTTATTTACGGAAAAGGTTTAAGCGCCTTGGACGCTTCAAGAAAGCCCAACGAATACGCGCAAATGATGACTTTATTTTCTGCGGATTGCGTTAGAAAAATGGTGTTCGATAGGAAGTTATTTGGTCAATTTGCTATTCAAGTACACTACAATGACAAGCACGACAAAATACTAAAGGCTTACCATATACCCGTGAACCTATTACGCGCAGAAAAATGCAACGAAAAAGGAGAAATTACGGGTTATTATTACTCGGATAATTGGGAAGACACACGAAAATACGAACCTAAAAGGCTACCCGCGTTTGGATTCTCAAAGGAGAAAGTAGAAATAATGTTTGTTAAGCCTTACGGCGTAGGGATGAAATACTATGCCTACCCCGACTACCAAGGCGCGATACCTTACGCAGTTTTAGAAGAAGAAGTTTCCGACTACCTTATTAACGAAGTTCAACACGGATTCAGCGGAACGAAGGTAATCAACTTTAACAACGGAGTCCCAAGCGAAGAACAACAAGACTTAATAGCCCAAAAAGTTATGGGTAAGTTAACGGGTTCGAAGGGAGAAAAAGTAATAGTTGCTTTCAACCAAAATTCGGAATCAAAAACCACAATAGACGACGTACCATTAAACGACGCGCCCGACCATTATACTTACCTTTCCGAGGAATGCTTACGAAAAATAATGTTAGGACACAACGTTACTTCGCCTTTGCTTTTTGGTATTGCAAGTTCTAACGGATTTAGTTCGAATGCAGACGAATTGCAGAACTCTTTTATTCTTTTTAATAATATGGTTATTAGACCATTTCAAGAAGAAATATTAGAAGCCTTTGACCGCATTTTAGCGTATAACGGAATCAGTTTAAAACTATTCTTCAAGACGCTTAAACCTTTAGAATTTACCGACCTTGAAAACGCACAAACCGAAGAACAAGTAGCCGAAGAAACGGGAGCGGACACTACAGAACTAAAAGCCCAAAGTAATTTAGACAACGAAGTAGCTAACGCCCTAATCGACTTAGGCGAAGACCCTAACCCCGAATGGTTATTAGTAGACGAATACGAATTAGATTACGACACCGACGAAGCGGAAAACGAACTATTCAAAGAGCGCAAAAAAACACTATTTGAAAAAGCTAAAAAGATAGTTTCCACGGGCGTAGCATTTCCAAACTCAAAGAGTAAACAAGACGATGTTATAGACGGCATTAAATTTATTACTCGCTACGTTTACGCAGGAGTTACAACGGCAAAAAGTCGGGAGTTCTGCAAAAAGATGACAGCCGCAAATAAGATTTACCGAAAAGAAGACATAGAACGAATGTCAAAGCAAGTAGTTAATGAAGGTTGGGGGCCGCGAGGCGCTAACACTTATTCGATTTGGTTTTACAAAGGGGGCGGTAATTGCCACCACAGATGGAATAAACAAGTTTACGCAAGTTTTGAAGGCACGGGAATAGACGTTAATTCTCCTAACGCTAAAATTGTAGCAGGAAAGAAAGCGGAAAAATTAGGTTACGTTATTAAGAACGACAAGAAAGTAGCGCAACGCCCCGTGGATATGCCGTATAACGGCTTTTTACCAACCAATAAAAGATTTAAATAATGGCTGAAGCATTATTAATTACCCGCGACGATTTAGTACGATTTACCGCAGTTAACGGGAATATGGATACGGATACCTTTATACAATGGATTAAGGTAGCCCAAGACATACATATACAAAATTACACGGGTACGGACTTATTAGAGAAGATTAAAACCGACATAATAAACAACACGTTAATAAACCCTTATTTAACCCTTGTCGAAACGTATTTAAAGCCTATGTTAATACATTGGGCAATGGTTGAATTTCTACCCTTCCAAGCCTATACAATAGCGAATAAAGGAATCTTTAAACATAGTTCTGAAAACGCTACTAATATAGATAAAAACGAAGTAGACTTCTTAATAGAAAAGCAACGTCAATTAGCAGTTTATTACACTGAGAGATTCATAGATTATATGTCTTTTAATAGCGCGTTGTTTCCCGAATACAACACTAATAGTAACGGAGATGTTTACCCGTCTTCAGATTCCACAACATATACGGGTTGGTTTTTATGAAAAAGATTTATACGCCTAAAAAACAAAACATTATTAAGCTAACGAAGTTATTAATTAAACTAAATAAGAAATGAACTATTGGGGACAAGGCGCAGTTAATATGATAGGTTGGGGACAAGCTGCAAAAAACGTAATCGGTTGGGGTTCTATTTGTGCCGATAGTTGGTCACCCAATACAAATTTAGTCGGGTGAAAAAATTAGACCACCTTCAAGGATTAGGACTTATATATTATATATGCGGTTACGCGGGTTTTCTGTTTGCCGTATTCGATGACATACCAATTTACCAAAAACTTTTTAGCGCTACCTTTTGCGCGTTTATCACTTATCAATTAATCGCCTATTGGAATTACACAGATGAAAACTAAACTATCACTTTTCCTACTTTCGCTATTGTCTATTTTAGCACCCGTTAAGCCTATGGTTTTAATCGCCGTAGGGTTTATTATTTTAGATATGTTTTTCGGAGTTTGGCGAAGCGTAAGTTTATATGGTTGGAAGTCTTTTAGGTCAAGACGTTTAAGCAATACGGCTTCTAAATCTTTTCTTTACGCAGGGGCTATTGTGTCCGTTTACTTCTTGGAAAAATATTTATTAGCTGATTTGTTAGGATTATTCGTAAGCGTTCACCTTGTCTTAACTAAAGCGTTTACCTTCTTTTGTACTTTTATTGAAATCAAATCTATAAACGAATCGTACGAAGACGTTACGGGTAAGAACGTTCTTAAATCATTTAAGGAGTTTTTGACACGAACCAAGAACGATTTAACGGAGTTTAAAAACTAAATATGTACACAAATATGTACACACGCGAACAAATAGAAAAAGCCGTTAAAGATAAGGGCTATAAATGGTTTGAAGATACGGCTAACAAAGGTTACGACGTTAATATAGTAGGGGTTAGAAATAACGCCCCCTCGATAGCCGATAAGGTAACAAACGTGTTTGACGATTTTATAACTATTTCTTATAAAGATTCTTTAGGTAATTGGCAGTTTTTCTGTTGGAACGCCACTACCGACGCGGGAAAAAAAGGTGTCGAGAAATTCGGAAACCCAAAAGGAGTTGCGCGGTTAGTAGCGGGTCAATATCGCGGGGTGTGGGCTATTGACAAGCACCGAGGAAAGTACGACGCATTATGCCAAAGATTAGGGAACGTTACGGTGTGGCGCGATGCTAACCGAGACCTAAAGTTTGACGAAATCAAAACGGACACGGGTATGTTTGGGATCAATATACACAAGGCGGGTACGGATTCTACTTGGGTGGAAAATTGGTCTGAAGGTTGCCAAGTTTTCAAACGGGCAAAAGACTTCGAAACCTTTATGTTTATCTGTAAGAAAGCTGCGAAGATTCACGGCAACAAGTTTAGTTACACTTTGCTCGAAATATGAAGTTTTTTCTTATAGCCTTTTTAGTTGTTTTAACGGCGTTTTCGTGTTCAAGTGAACGCCAAGCACAATACCACTACCGAAAGGCGCTTAAACACGGGCTAAAGGTGGTACAAGACACCGACACAATAAGGATAACTACAATAGATTCTTTCCCCGTAATTATTAACGATTCGATTGTTTACGAAAAATATATCGCATATCGCGATACGGTAATAAACTTTCAAAATGTATACGTGCCAACCACGAAATTTCAAGAAAGAATTCGATATAAGGAACGAATAAAGACCTTAAAAATCAAAGGCGACACCCAAGTTAAGATAGTTAAACACGAAGCCAAAGCCAAGGTCAAAACCAAACAAGTCGTTAAATATCGTACTTCGTGGTGGGTGGTATTGATAGCTTTTGTTTTAGGCTTCTTTTTGCGGTTTATTCTTAATTCTTCGTTTTTTAATAGGATTAGTTTACTTTTACGTTATAGAAATCAGTTATAATGAAAGTAATTAAACACGGACGCAACGTCCACGAACTGCAATTAAGCGGTAAATTAGTTCACGTCGCTATGTTGTCAGATATACATTGGGACAATCCCCATTGTGACCGCGACCTACTCAAAAAGCATTTAGACTTCTGTAAAGAAAATAATATTCCCGTAATTATTAACGGGGACTTCTTTTGTTTGATGCAAGGAAGAGGAGATAACCGAAGGAATAAAAGCGACATACGCCAAGAACATAACAACGCACGTTATTTAGATTCGATTGTAGAAACTGCCGTAGAATGGTTTACTCCTTACGCTGATATTATCAAAGTTATCGGATACGGAAACCACGAAACGGGAATAATTAAATTTCAAGAAACAGACCTATTAAGAAGATTCGTAGACCTACTTAACTACAAGTGCCAAACCGAAATACATACGGGTGGGTACGGGGGTTGGATAATTGTTAAACAAAACTTCCATAGTAATTCAACAATTAGTACGAAAATAAAGTACTTTCACGGAAGCGGCGGCGGTGGAATAGTAACAAAGGGTGCATTGAATCTTACAAGGGCTTTAGAAATGTACGAAGATATGGACGTATTTTCAATGGGACATATACACGAAAATAGTGGACGAAACGACCAACGCGAAGAACTACACTTCAACGCCAAACAAGGTTACTCAGTTAAACAAAGAGCTATTCATCTTATGCTCACGGGAACTTACAAAGAAGAATATAACGACGGGTACATAGGTTGGCACGTTGAAAGAGGCGCACCGCCAAAGCCATTGGGTGGACGAATTCTTAAAATAGAAACAAAAGAAGTTAATAACTCGTACGTTAAAAACATAGATTCTTTCAAATTTCCGTTGTCT